AGGAGCAGTGGGTCTCGCTTGGCTCTGGTGGCGTGATGTGGATATGCTGTACTTGTCCTCGTTGGCAAACCATACATCCATCCCATCGATGTGGACACATGCATATATAGGGAAGTGCTTTCCATAACTATACACAACGTATCCATACTGACCCTGTTGCGTATCTGTGGGGTCAACACAGAACATCTGACCCCATAGGTTGCTGCCCTCAAAGGGACGTTGGAATGTAACGTATTGCCGTGCGTCTCGGTTAGCTACTCTCATGTTATTCTCCCATGATGACTCTGGCGTTGATGCCATTGTCTTGGAGTTGTTGTACCATGCGGCAAGCAGCAGCGTCTCGTTTGAATGCTTGGAAGTGCATAGTGCTTCCCTCTATCCACTTTACAATAAAGCGTAGGTTTTCCTGACGACGTGGTTTACGTGGTGGGATGTAAGGTAGTGTCGTAACTTTCATAGCGTTAGCTCCAGTAAGGTTAGTGGTAAGCGGGTTCGCCGACCGAATTCCAGACTGCCACGGCGCGGCGAAAGTGTCAAGTTGCGGCTTGCTAGACGCGCATCCAGTGTAAACAATCTACGTTTTGATGTAAACAATCTACGTTTTAGGCGGAATAATCTACGTTTTTGGGGTAATGTAGATTGTTTGCAAGTGGTTGATTTATAAGGGAAAAGTGGGTTTTGCTGCACTGCACAATCTACATAATCTACGTTTTTGAACATAATGTTGTTGAAAAAAGATGGGCAGAGGAGGTAGGGGCAGCGTGGTGGAGTGTAAAGACCAGCATTTCTATAAAAACTGAAATCGGAAACAAACAGTACCACATTATTATCAAAAAACGTGTATTTTATAGATTATATAGATTGTTTACATGGTACATTATTTTTATTTTATTCTGTAAGTGGTTGATTTCATTGGCTTTTTGTAACTTTACTAAGGGTAAACCCTGTAAAGCTTGCGATCTAGATTTTGACAAATGGTGTCAGGTTTCAGAGGGTGTTTTATAGATTATTTAGATTGTTTACAAGGGTAAACCCTAATGCGTTTGATCTAACTTGACACTTCGCTATGTATAGTTCCAGTAACCTGACACTTTATTGTGTATAGTTCCAGTAACTTGACACTTCGCTATGTATAGTTCCAGTAACTTGACACTTTATTCCCCCCCATTGTTTAACATTACAACTGTACACGATGATGGCATACTATAAACCCCCGACGTATGGTGTATGTAATACACTAAGAGCAATCCCCCAGCCTGAGACGTAAAGTGTAAAGTGTAAAGAAAAAAGAAACAGGGCCGAAGCCCTGCTGGTTTTAGAAACTCATCAGAACGATGAGCAGAAAGTAGGCAATTGGTAGTCCAACAAGAATGCCTACGAGTACTTTGGTGTTGTCGTCCATGTTACTCCTATGGTAAAAAGAACCCAGCCACTGTCACTGGCTGGGGGTTAGGTTAGAAGCTGAACTTCGGCTTAGAACTTGCGCTTACCTTTTTGGTGCCTTCAGTGGTTTTCGCCACTGCCAGCTTACCGAAGCGGTAACCGAAAGCGAGGGACTCTTCAGGCTTGATCATCTCAGCCTTGCGAGTATCCTTGATGAAACTCTCTTCGAACGCGGCTTTCGCCTCGCTTGCAGCCTTCTGAGCCTTCCTAAGAGCACCGAGGTGCTTCAGGGTATCGCCCTTAAGGCTAGTTTCGTCAACGCTAAACCAGCTCAACTCTTTGCTTGCTTCCATGATGGAACTCCTATACAGTGAACCCTATCCGGATTCGGAATGAACCCTTCAAACAGGGTTCACTGACTAGGCGTCGTATCATGGATATTGTTAAAGAACTCTTGCCTGCCGAGCCGTGTGATCACTGCATCGACAAATTCAGACTCTCACAAATTTACACAAGTGTCAAGTAACCAATGAAAATCGGGGCGAGCAGTGTGCTATCAAAAGCGTAGCGCTTCGCTGCGCAGTGAGAGTAAAAGAGAGTAAGAGGGGGGGGGACATGGACTGCAGAATTTAACCCCCCCGCCTTGATACCCCAACCGCTTAAACCAAGACCAAAAATTCAGCACGTGTAAAGTTAGCTCAAAAATATATGCAGAAAAATAGCACCTGTAAAGTTAGCCCAGAAAAAAGTACGTCACCCCCCAGCCCTTATACAAACATCTTTAGGTATGCTTGACGCTACGCCGGGGACGTATTCCTGACAACACAAATATTTAAAAGCTCACCATACAAAAACTTCTTGACAGCATGGTAATCTCTGGTGATACACTGTGCTCATGGATAATCTACCTCTGCACCATACTAAGTGGAATGATCGCTTAGCGTTTGATGTTGCCCTCACGCTTGAGGGTAGTGGTGAGACACTGCAAGAAATTCTGGCAAGGCACCATATATCTGCCAGCGATATACTGAAGTTCAACGCAGACCCCATTTTCTTAATGAAGGTGGAGCACTATCGTGCTGAGGTGCGGGAAAAGGGATTGACGTTCAAGCTCAAAGCAAGAGCGCAGGCTGAAGAGTTGCTTACCACTTCGTGGTTACTTATCCATGATCCGGGTGTATCGCCTGCTGTAAAAGCTGACCTGATTAAATCCACAGTGAAGTGGGCAGGGCTGGAACCCAAAACTGAAGTTACCTCCGACGGCGCTGGTGGAGTTAAGATTACTATTAACCTTGGCCCGAGTCCTGAAGATGCCCGGACAATTGAGGCATCAACAACCGAGATTGAGAATGTCCCTTCCGTTGAGTATTCAGAGTAAGTTGACAGAGACTTACGATGGCGTGCAGGCTGCACGGTTTATGAGTAGTATAGAAGCGCGCAATTTTGAGTCTGAGCTTACTCAGGCCAAGATATCCTATAAGACTAAGATTACTAAGAGCAAGAAACTGGGACGTGCGTTCATGGTAGTTGTATGGCAATAGATATTAACTACACGCCGCCGCCTACGGGCAAGAAGTTCATGGAGTCGGACTGCAAGATGCGCGTCCTCATGGGGCCAGTGGGCAGTGGCAAGAGCGTTACATCGAGTTTTGAGATTGTGCGCAGAGCGTCCATGCAGGCTCCGAACAAGCAGGGCATACGCAAAACACGAGCAGCCATTGTTCGAGAGACTGCGCGTCAGCTCCAAGATACAACGATCAAGACGTTTCTGGATTGGTTCCCGCCGGGGCAGTGTGGGGACTATATGCGCACCACCAAGACTTACTTCTTTAAAGTGGGGGACGTGGAGTGCGAGGTTATGTTCAGGGCGCTGGATGATGCCGACGACGTGGCTAACTTGAACTCACTGGAGCTGACGTTCGCGTGGTTTAACGAGTGTCGTGATATCCACCCAGATATTATGGATGCCATGTCCAAGAGGATTGGGCGCTTTCCCAGCTCCAAAGATGGGGGGCCGACGTGGTTTGGGATGTGGGGGGATACCAACCCGCCGACGATGGATACATGGTGGTACTACCAGATGGAAGGTCTGGATACTAAAGATGGTGTGTCGCCCAACAATAATGGCTGGGATGTGTTTAAGCAGCCGTCGGGCAGAAGTCCGTATGCCGAGAACATTGAGAACTTACCCGAGGGGTACTACGACACACAGGGTCGCAGTGAGGAGTACATACGGGTTTACATCGACGGGGAGTATGGCCTGTCCAGTGCGGGTATGCCCGTGTACAAGTACTTCAGGCCTGACTACCACATGGCGAAGGAACGGCTGCGCTATACGATGAACGGGGTGCGGCCCATCGTGATTGGGATGGACTTGGGGTTGACACCAGCTGCGCTGATTGGGCAGCAAGATCCACGGGGGCGAGCGCTCATACTGGATGAGGCAGTGAGCTTTGACATGGGCATACAGAGGTTTGTGAGAACGATGCTCAAGCCGTTACTGTATGAGAGGTTTCCCGGTGCACCCGTGCTGGTAGTGGTTGACCCAGCAGGTATCCAGCGAGCGCAGACTGATGAGCGCAGCGCGGTGGATATTATTAAAGCCGAAGGAATGAAAGTTATACCAGCGAGGACTAACAATGTGTCTGCACGTGTTAACGCAGTTGATGAGTATCTTATGCGACAAGTGGACGGCGACCCGGCGTTCCTCGTCGACCCAAGATGCACACAGTTAAAAGCCGCCATGATGGGTGGGTATCGGTACAAACCCAAAGGTGACGGCGATATTGACAAGAACAAACACTCACACGTTGCGGAAGCGCTACAGTATTTGATGCTGCATATACACAGTGCAGGAGAGGGACACGCGCTGCAGCAACGAAGGGAAATTAAAAATGCGTCAGCGGTAGGGTGGACGTGATATGATTAATACGGATTTTTTGTTGTTGTCATCTCCCTTCCCTCCGTATGAGGGTTGACCCCCATGAGCGAAAGTTCTGGGGGTTTCTTTTTATGTGATTACGTGTATACTTGTTTCTAGTCTTTTTTACAGGATGGTCAAAATGGCTACAGCAAAAGCGGCAAAGTCCTATACGATATACTCCGACAATCCGAAGATGGATACTAGCGGTATGGCCGGTAAACCGGTTCCGATGCCAACGTATTCGTTTAAGATGCCCACGATGAAAATTGATGATATTATGGAAGTGGTGGAAACTAAAACTTCCAAGAAGCCAGAGAACGAGTCCGATGATTCCTGTTAATAGGTACTAATATGGCTGGTCTATCGTTTCTAAGAGTTGTATCTAATACTGACCTTGACAAGCAAGAGCAGGAAGTAACTGACCGTGCGTTACAGGAACGCCAGAACACACCTGTTATTCTGGGTTTAGCAGCGCATCTGCGTGTATGCTGGGATGCAGCACGTATGGCGAAACGCCCCATTGAGTACAAAATGCTCAGGGCCATGCGCCAGCGCAATGGTGAGTATGATGCAGACAAGCTCAAACAAATTCGTACACAAGGTGGCTCTGAGCTGTACATGATGATCACTGAGGTCAAGTGTCGTGCGGCAGAGTCATGGCTGCGGGATATCTTGCTTGACAATGGCTCCCCTCCGTGGGACTTACAGCCTACACCGCTGCCTGAGCTTAGTGGTGCACAGACGCAAGAAGTACAGTCCATGTTTGCTGAGCGTGTGCTCAAAATCGTGGAAGAGTACGGGCAAGCCCCCAACGCACAAGAGATGCTAGAGATTAAAGAGATGGTCTCACAGGACTATCGCTTTGAGGTTATGCGCCAAGCACAGACTCGTGCTGATCGTATGAAGATCAAGATTCAGGATCAGTTCGCCCAAGGCGGCTGGGAGAATTCGTTTAACGATTTCATCACTGATCTGGTAACTTATCCTACTGCGTTTATCAAAGGGCCGATTGTGCGTCGGCAGCGCTCGCTTGGCTGGACGACTGATGAGACTGGTAAGACTATTGTCGAACCGATTGAGCAGTTAGCGCCAGAGTATGAGCGCGTCGATCCGTTCCGTATCTATCCTGAGCCGGGCATCAGTAACCTTAGCGAAGGTTATTTGTTTGAGCTGCACCGCATGACTCGTATGGAGCTGTCTGACCTTATCGGGGTTCCGGGGTACGACGAAGATGCCATACGGAAAGTTCTTGACGAAGGTAACGGTACGTCTTGGATCAATCAAGATGTTGAGTTGCAGAAGAACGAAGAAGAGCGCAAGTACTACAGCTACATGCGCCCAACAACTGAGTTCGATGCACTAGAGTTCTGGGGTAAAGTAAGCGGCAAGATGCTCATCGAGTGGGGTCTTGACGGGAGAAGAAGTACCCGATGAAGCTCGTGAGTACGATACTAATGTATGGGTTGTAGGTAACTATGTCATCAAGGCAGTGTTGAACTATGACCCCCTTGGTGAGAAGCCTTACGCCAAGACCTCGTTTATCAAATGCCCCGGTGCCCTCTGGGGTAAGGGCATTCCTGAGATCATTGAAGACTTGCAAGGTGTTTGCAATGCTGCAGCCCGAGCACTGGTAAACAACATGGGAATCTCGTCTGGCCCACAGGTCGAGGTTAATGTTGAGCGTCTGCCCCCTAACGAGGATATTACTAACCTATCTCCTTGGAAGATTTGGCAGACAATCAATGATCCTGTTGGTTCCAGTGCGCCAGCTATTCGCTTCACACAACCAGACTCACGAGCTACAGAGTTGATGGCTGTGTATGAGAAGTTTAGCCGCTTGGCTGATGACCACTCAGGTATCCCAGCATATGTCTACGGTGATCTGAATGTGCAAGGCGCTGGACGTACATCGTCTGGTCTGTCCATGTTGATGGGTGCTGCAGGTAAGGGCATCCGACAAGTTGTGATGCACATTGACACTGATGTAGTTAAGCCCATCGTTGTGCGCCAGTTCGTATATAACATGCGTTACGGCGACGATGAGTCTATTAAAGGTGATGTGTCAGTTGTTGCCAAGGGTGCAGTCAACCTTGCAGTTAAAGAGACTGTCAACATCCGTCGTATTGAATTTCTCAACGCAACCGCCAACCCAATTGATCTTGAGATCCTTGGGAAGGATGGGCGAGCCACAATCTTACGAGAAGTGGCAAAAGGGTTGCAAATGCCTGTGGATGACGTTGTTCCATCTCGGGAGAAAACCGACTATCAAAGTCGTGTTCAGGCGCGAACTCAAGCTGCTTCACAACAGCAACAAGCTCCGCAGGGGACACCGACACTGCCAGACGGTTCACCCAAAGGTGGTCAAGAAGCTAACACAGTTGGAAAGCGTGCAGCATGATTAAGCCCGAACCTCAAGTCATTAAAGGATTAGCGGCTGCTGTTAAACAGCATCCCGAAGTTCTTGCGTGGCTGACAGGCGTGCTTGCGCATGAGGCTAAGCGTCTTCCATATGCAATAGAGAATGTGGCAGTTTTTCAGGGGCGCTGCCAAATTCTAGTAGAACTCATTGAGTTCGCAAAAGAGTCCCCTGCTATAGCAGCAAAGTTATAACATAACTCGCTGTCTAATCACGCACACCAATAGGAGCGTTCAACATGGCACTTCCAGAGCAAATTCGCAAACAGACCGAGGCCGTTCAAGAGTTGTACAAGCAACTTAACAACGACGACAACACAGGCACGGAGAAAGAAACTCCCGCCGATGGAACCGTCGCGTCCGTAAAGGACACTGCTAGTACACCTAAAGCCTACGAGAACTCTGCACCGAAAGCAGCTCGGGTATCTGAAGATGAGCAGAAAACAGGTACCACCAATGTAGAGGAAGATGACCCTAACTCGGAGACGTACCGAAAACGGTGGCAGACTCTTCAAGGTATGTATAACGCCGAAGTCCCACGTCTGCATCAGCAGAATCGTGAGATGTCCCAGCGTGTACAGAACATGGAACAGTTGCTTGCATCAATATCTGCGCAACAATCCGCACCTGCACCCCAAGCATCTACTGCTGACAAATTTGTTACAGACCAAGATGTTTCGGATTACGGTGAGTCGATTGATATCATGCGCAAGGTGTCACGTGAGGAGCTATCAGCTTCGTCACAACGTATTGCTCAGCTTGAGAATATGTTACGCCAGATGCAATCAAACGTAGTGCCGCAGGTGCAAGCCGTAGCACAACGTCAGCAAGCAAGCGCAGAGCAGCAGTTCTGGGCTGAACTATCGGCAGCAGTGCCTAACTTCCGTGATGTAAACGGGAACCAAGCATTTCAGTCGTGGTTATTGCAAGCCGATCCATTGACGGGTATTACCCGCCAAGTTTATCTTGATGATGCCCAACGTGGACTTGATGCTAACCGAGTTGCTAATTTCTTCCGTACATGGCTTGAGAATACTGGACAAGCCACCGTTGCTCAATCCACTGGTCGCGTAGCCAGCTCTGAGCTGGAAAAGCAGGTTTCCCCCGGACGTTCAAGAAGTTCCGGATCAGCTGCTGTTTCAGACAAGGCAAAAGTATATAGCCCACAAGACATCCAAAAGTTCTTTAACGATGTTCGTGAGGGTAAGTACAAAGGCCGAGAGCAGGAGCGTGACCGAACCGAACGCGATATTTTCGCTGCCCAGCGAGAGAATCGCATTGTTGCAAATGCTTGATTAGAGGAGTTATATTATGGCTTACCCCACATCCCCCGGCCACCCCAATTACAGTGGCAATTTTATCCCTGAGATTTGGTCAGGCAAACTGATTGAGAATTTCTACGACGCCACCGTGCTCGCAGCTATTTCCAATACTGCCTACGA